AATAGAGTTCTACGGCTGAGCTAGGTAAGGCTACTATTGACTCTTCATAATTTTTTGCTCTTATTCGTAGTGAGTTTGAACCATTACCTCTAATATAAAAAATACCTGTACCAGTGTTATCTATAAATGAAGCACTTCCTGTGTGGTAGATCTGGAGATCACTACCACCTCCAAAAGTTAGATGACCGTTATCAGGTAAATTTACATTTCCACCAGCCTCTATAAGCATCCTGACAGTTTCAGAACCACCATTCATAGTTCTAAATGCTAAATCACCACTACTTCCTAGTTGATCTATATAGGAATAACCATTATCTCTATTGAATTGAAGTTGATTAGTAGTTATTTTAGTTGTTGTTGAACCAGGTACGATCAAAGCAGTTACTTCGACACCATCAGATCGAGTGTTTAGCTTCTTAACGCCGTCGTAATAGAGTTCTACGGCTCCGTTCTCAGTAAAAGTAGCTAGCGTTTCGCTTTGAGCATCATTTTCAATTTTAATAGCTGAACCCGATATTACTAAATGCCCCGTCCCCGTATCCTTTATATGACTGTTATTACCGTCGTGAAAGACCTCTAGGCCATCTGAATTTGTCCCAAATATTGCTTTTGCGTTGTCATTAAATATCAAATCATCTGTACTCTTATCCCATGTAACATTTGCGGCATCTCCAGTAAATACAACATCACCTGTAAAAGTAGCCCCTGACAAATTCGCCTTTAGTGCATCTGCTGTATCTACATAAGCCTTAACTGATTGCTGAGAAGGCGGCTTAGTTGCGCTATTAGTTGCAAAGTTATCTTCATCTAGTAAGTCAGTTGAAATTGAATAATTATTAGCACTGGCGGCGATTCCGTTTAACTTTGTATGGTCCGCATTTGAAAAAGTATTTGAATCAGAAGCCGCCTCTATTGCAGCCGCGAGTTGATCAGCCGTTATTGCCCCAGTATTTCCATTGACAGAAAGGACCGCATCGGTCGGGGTAGCAAGCAGGGTAAAATCTGCCATACTGCCAGCCGTTCCACTATTTCTTACATAGCTTTTATTCTCGTCTGACCTAACTACGACATCACCCTCTTGCGTTGTTAACGAAAGCATTGCCGACTGTGAACCAGCCGTCTGAACAGTTGTTAAGGCTACCGCGCTTGCTGTTATTACATTTGATGCACTAATCGCAACGCCTGTCCCTGCTGTATATCCTCCAGATCCGGGGGCATACGTCAGCGAAGCCCATGCCGTTGAACCATCCCCAATTTTATATTTTTTAGTGTCACTTTCCCATCCAACCTCTCCAGCTAATAAAGTTGGGTTTGCTGTTGTCCATGCCGAGGCGGTATCTATTCGTTGTTGAATTTGTACCTTTACTGTTGTGCTCATACTCCTTTAGCGTTACCACCTTTTAATAAATATTGTAGGTCAGAACTTGAATGTCCTGCCGCGTCCTTACAAAATAAATAGAACGGAGATGTTCCATTAGCAAAAAACGAATCATCAACTGTTTCAGCCGTTGTATTAGCACCCCCACCGCTACTTAAATTATAGGTAAGGTCAACCCCTGTTAATACGACTAAGTTAATTTCTATATCATGAAATACTCCTCTTTGTGTTTCCGCTGGTGTATCAACGTACCTATAAAAACTTGTACTCTGTGTGATATTTGCCCCGCCAAATACTGAAGTAGGAATTTTAAACTTGCTATGTTGTCCTGCGGCATCGAGGTAATGTTGCCGGAACAGCCCTACTTCTGTCTGAGTGAGGTCTGTATATCTAAAAGTTATTGCATGACCGGTTAGCACGTTGGAACGCCGAAACCTTATAGGTCCACTAGATAACGTACCTGATTCACTAACATTTAAGCCGCCGATGTTATAGCTAATTGAATTTGGTTTCCTATCGTCTGGGTAATCGTTCATTTTCTAAATTGTATAAGGAGGCAATAATTCAAGACTTACCGTCATATTAATAACGCCGTTCACTTCTTCCATTGTTGGACTGCCAGAATATCGCCACTTATAACCAGTAGGGAAAGTTAAGTTTGTTGCCGCTAAAGTTTCGGTTGCTAAATCGAAGGGCTCGAAGTTTCCATGAAATGCGAAATGACTTACTAATGCTTGTTGTTGAGCCCTAGTAACAGCAACAAACGACATTCTTAAACTATGACCATAAGAAACGCTTGAATGTCTAACCGCCGTTTGCTCTCCTGATAAATGACCAAGATTACTAGAAGCAACAGAACCGGGGGTATAAATTCTGCTAGAGGGTGTTAATGATGATGGGAAATCAGAAGCCATAATCAATTAAAGCCATCATTAGCACTAGAGCGACCAGCCCATGAAGCTAGCGGCGTCGTTGAAGCTTGATTATCATTTGCAAATTCCCATTTACCTTCAATTGCCCAATAAGAACCCGGACCTATACAACTAAAACTAATTGAAGGTTGAGAAGCATAACCACACCCTGCCCCTTGACCGTCAACGCCTAGACCTCCAACTGAAAGGGTGCCACCTCCACACCCGCTAGCCTGTGAAACTTTTACGTTAGCTCTCCATTCAATAGGACCATGAACAGGATAGATAAAAGTACCATTATCGTCTGGGCCCGCTGGGTTTGTTGACCAGTTGCAACCATAACCGCCGCCTATGGTTAGATAATTATTAAATGTATACCAATTGCTAGTAACGTTGGTTACTGTTGTCGTTGTTGTTGCTAGAGCAGGATCACAGAAAGAGCCATTCCATACACAATCTTGATTTGAATGAATAGTTAATGTTCCCGTCCATCTTGCATAAGTAAAATCTGTTACATCAGGTTCAATAGCTGGCGTTTCTCCTATTGGCGAAGGCGTACCAAAGCCATCAGACGAACCGGGATCAGGACAAGACCATTCAGCACCAATAATGTGGTCAATATCATCAGCGGTTAATTCATAACTACCCGAACCAGTATCAGAAGCAACACAGTTAATAATTGTTTTGACGTTATCAGGGACAAACTCACCAACGGCGGGGCCATCTTTCGGCCTTCTATAGAAGCAAACCCGCCCGCCAGCACAAGACCCACCAGTTGCCGTCAAGGTATCTCCAACTTTTAAAGGATCACTATTAGTTCTGTCATCGTTTAATCCCGTTGCAATATCACTATCAAAAGGATCATTTGCATTACCTAAATCATCCTCAAAAGCCCAATCCTCATCAAAATCAGGTAAATCAAAATCTGTACCACCAAGAGAAGGCCAAGTAATACCATCATCAGCAATATTCCCTGTACCAGTGTTTGAATGACAAGTTAAATCAGTGCGTCCCGTTGGTATTGATGTACCAATTGCTGTTGCAGCTACGACGGCCCTAGCAATTATTGACCTCTTGGAACTATCGACAGGGAAATGAATAAGGTCTAATTGAATTATTCCGGTTGTTGCTTTTTCTATCCTTTCAACTTCATATAAATAATCGTGATAATCAACAGTTCCCGCGTTAGTTTCCCTTCTTAGTTTGACTCTGACAATATCGCCTAATGCAAGGGTGCTATTAAATGTAGAGGGTCTAACTGAAATTCTTACTGTATGGGTTATATAACGACGCTTTGCGATTTGGTAAGCACCGTATTTAATAGCGTGAGATTCTGAGCAACACCATCTAGACAAATCATATTGAATAATAACCGGATCAGTAACGCCCGTTTGTTTAACTTCTGATGTTCTAATAATGCCTATATCATTATCCGGCTGTTGCCTCCACATCACTAAAGCTTTTGCATCTTGTCTTTCAGTAATCGGGATATATTGAATTTCAAAACTACCGTCTAATATATGGTCTTCAGAAAATCCATAAACCGGACTAATAGCCCCAGTTGAATTAATAGTATGGTCAGCATTAAGAGGAAGCCGAGGCACAAAGCATTTTTTCCCATTTTTTTCAGATAAACGCAATAAGAACTGATTACCTGTTTTAATGAGCCAATCCTCTAAATTTTCACTGGTATTAAAAACGCCATTACATAAAAAATTATTCGTATTTAAGAAATTAGCGGCGGCTGTCATGGACACCGTGTCGATTAAATCATCTGGAAGCCTGTTAGATTCTTTGATTAAATAAATAGCTAAATCAATAAAGTTATTACTACTGCCTAATTGACTATCTAAAATTCTTGTTACTTTTAAACCATTTTCTACATAGACATAACATTGACGGTCCCACGTCGTATCTCCATCGGCTGCTGTATTTGTAAAAGAAAGAACAGTTAAATCAGTAAAAACTGCATCAGTTCCGCAATACGTAGGGATATTTTCCCACGGAGTTTTATTTGCAACTGCTGTGATATTTATCGCTGGTGTCCAGTTACTAGCTCTTTGTCCATAGGCTCTTTTCCATGTTCCTTTTCTACAGGCTCTTTGATATAGCTGATTTTCTTTTATATCTCCTATTTGCCCTTGACTAAGAATTAATTGAAAATTAACCGTTAATTCATTTGTCGTTGAATTATTAACAAACCTGCCAGAACTAGCACCCGGCGCAACAAATACCCCTCCTATGTCAGAAGAACCAACGGTTACACGACGAGCAAAGACGATAGGAACAGGCTCACCAATATTTACAGATCTTTGTCTTACATCTAATTTAGTATTTCCCTGCGCTTCTTCTTCTTTTAATTCATCCCCTGCTAAACCAGATTGATGAGGCAACAAAGTAAGTGGGTCAGGGACCTTTATTTGCTTGATAATATTTTTAGCAGGTAAGAAAATTTTCATA